AGGGAGACTCTCATCAATTAGGTAAGATAATAACGTGAGTGATTCAAAAAGAGGTTCTTTTCCAACGTCTGAAATTCTAATTTTAAGTTCTCGGCTAATTGTGATAAAGGATTGATACCATCCCCAGCGTTCGGTAAAACTTCCGCCAAATTCAGCTTCTCCCTCGCTGCCATCTTGGGAATAGAGCAAAGGGTGTGATTCAATAATTCGCTGAATAAACTCCAAAAAAAAACCATTGCACCCCTAACTATGTGCATCGGTGTATCGTTGAAATTTAACGCTAAAGATTCATCTCCAGTAAACTCTTCAATCTCGTAAAACTCTCCCGCTTTTCTTTTGATAGGTCTGTACATTACTGAAAGCATCAACTCGGTTAATTCATCTTTGCCCATACACGTATCAATCGTTGCGTGTTCTCCTAAACTAATCCGTTCCATATTAGGAATAAATCCGTAGTTAACGCCATTCATTTTAAATGTTCTTGTAAGTGCAGGAGATTGGTCGAGTGTTTGCGCTATTGTTTTTACTATATCGGCAAACTCCAAGGCTGGAAGTTTCATCACATCGCTAACTTCTATATTGCAAAAGATAGCCACCATCTGAATACAAATGTACGTTTCATCATCTGCATTGTCGGCTACTACTTTTTGGTAACGCTTGTATTGTGATAGCGTTATTTCTTTTAAATCTGTTGGAATTATTACTCTCATACTTATAAGACTAAAAAATATTGTTTTGTTTATGTAATTATTACTTTTCGTGTTGGCTTGATTGCAAGTTGCATCATTGCGAAGTATCGAAGCGCATCGATAGCGTGGTTCATTGAATCAATCGGCTTGTTTAATTTTTTGCCAGTCTTGTCAACATCCCAGCTATACGCTCGGAGTTCTTTGATAAGGTTCACGCTTGACTTTGTGATTAACATTTGCTTTTGTTGCAGGACTGAAATACCAAAATTAATCGAGTCGGCACCCTTTACAACCGGTTTGATATTATATCCTGCTCTGCGTATTTCCTCAATACTTTTCGGCTCTGCACTATCTGCCCAAATCGGGAGGCGTTTATCGTGGCTCATTAAGTTGATAATATCGGAATTCAAAAGTGAGGTGCTATAAATAACCTCGTTGCAAATTATTTTACCATCGTATTCGTGAACTTCAATAAGTGCGCTTGGATCGTTGCTATATCCAAAATCTAACCCGTAACCGATTAACTTTGCCTCTGCTGGTATTGTATCGATTAATTCGTAATTCTCGAATATAACGCCCTCCAGCGTTCCGAGTTGGCCTAATCCGTAAACCTTATACCAATTATCCCAATATGATGAAGTTAACGCCTTTTGCTTTGCTTTGTTTATGAAGTTCAAAGCGGATTCCGGGCAGGCTTCATTATCCAAATAGTTAACGATTATAAAATCCACATCACTATCATTTTGGAGTTCAGTATGGAACCAAAATTCATTTGTTGGATTCCAGTCTAAATAAACTCCTAATTTTGTTCGTGAGGCGAGTTCGGTGTATGCGTGAAATACCATATTGTTCGCTTCATTCATATACAAATAATCACGCCTCGCACCTCTCAACTTTGCATCGTTATCCGCAGAGAAGAACTCTATTTGTGATCCGTTGGCAAACGTGTATTTGAAATCGGTTGCGTTCCATCTATTGTCAAACCATCGCCCCGTTTCTTTCATTATCTTTTTAAAATCTTTCATCGCCCCACGTTTGAGATGTGGTATTGATTCAGCCACTACGCTAATTTCGGTTAACTCGGTTTTGGTTGCGATATTAATTAAAATAGGAAGCACTCCAAAGGTTTTCCCCGCTGAAGTGCCTCCTTGTATTCCTTTGACAAATTTTGTCAAATTAAGTATTTTATTTATTACTGTGGTTCGAATAAACATCAATCCGGAAATAGTGGTTGCTCTGCAATTATAGTATTTTGAACCTGCTCTGTTAGTCCGTTTAATCGTTGCGTTATGCTCGGATTGTACACTCCAGCCATACCGCCCTCGATTTGATCTTTACGTGTGTGTTTTTTGATATATGAACAGATGGGTGCATAATCGGAGTATCTGTTATCTTTATTCTTTAAATAATCTCCCAAATCTTCTATAATATCATTATCTGCTAACCAACATTCAAACCCCTCAATAGTTAGAGGTCGTTCCTTTTCTTTGTACACTTCTAAAGCATCTTTTCCTACCCAATCTTTAACTATAAAAGGATTGTTTTTAGTTTCCTTTTGATAGCAATGGAAGTACTCTTTTAGCTTTTCGGGTGTTTCTATGTATTTAGTTCTCCCCATCGTTAAACAATTTATTCAAATCTTTTACCATTATCGCCATAACCTTTTCGCTTTTGGTGTTGGTGTTATCCAATCCGAAGTATTTTAAGTATAAAGCTGGGATATTAGGATTATCACTATTAAACGCTTCGCAGTCTTTACAATCGATTTTACAAATTGGCTTTTTATGTGTCCATTTATCCATTGTGAATTGTCTGTCCTCACATTTGGCACATTGCTTAATTCCGACTGCCTCTGTGATCTCTTTTACTATTGTTCCGAGTTTTGGTTTTTTACTACGCATATTAATTTCTCTTTTACCATTTTATTAATTCTGTGAACTGTTTGAATGTGTATGCCTGTTTGCCTTGAGAATGGTCGTTGCCCCTCTAATGTTGAGCAAACAAACATTGTTTTTTCGTACCACGTTAACCGCTTTGAAATTTCATCAAACTCTGGCAGCGTAACGTATTCATCATCAATAATCTCAAACCTTGTAAAGTCATCAATTAGTATTTCTTTTGTCTTTAAACTATCGTAAAACAAGTTTCGTAAGATTGTGTAAATGTACGAATTATTTATATTCTTGAACGTGTGCGCTTTTAAGTACATCTCCTGCACGATATCGTCAGCAAGGTCTTTGTCTTTCGTAATCTTGAAAGCCATCAATCGCCAGTCGCTATCTTTTTGTGCAAGTTGTTCAATCACATATCAAATGTATTTAATTTTTCTTTAAGTTGTTCTTTTACGAGTATTTTTATTTCATTTACTAAAGATAAAGGCACCCTAAAGGCGATTGTTGTTGTCGGCTCGTTATACTTCGGCTTTGCTCCTTGATTACGATTAGAACCGCCCCTGTTATCGGAGCGGTTGGGTTTTAGTAGTTGTGCCATTTTAATTATGAATTTTAAATATTGGCGCCATTGAATATTTACCTAATAAATAAACATATTCTTCTCCATTCCATACGTTTACTTTTTTACGTACAATTTCATTATTAACTACTGCAATAACAAAATTTCCTTTGCGCTCAATTACTTTAGCAAACCATACGCAGTTTGAATCACAAATTGAAGTAGCTTTTAATACGGTGTTTTTTTGAATAGTTGTCATAATGTTTGTTTTTTAATTGTTGTTATCTGAGTACAAATATACAACCTTATTTTGATTATGCAAACAAAATTAAAACTTTAACATATTATTAACATTCTAATGTTTTGCTTTTTATTCTTACTCGTACCCAGTCGGTAACATTTGACTTTGGATCTAAATCAATTATATCATCATAAATGGTGCCATCTAAATCGGATTTTCGGCAAATTTGTCTAGCATCGGCAAAGGTTAGGTTTTCTTGAAGTAGGTAAAGTTGAAATATTTTTGTGTCTGTGGTCAGTACTGCAATCATTTTTCTATTTGTTTAAGTTCTTTTTCTCTTACTATTTTAATTTCTCGTTGGATATAATCGAGTGCCTTTTCTAGGTCTATTAAATGCGTTCCTTTTTTTCTGGCACGTGTTATGTACTTAATAACGTTTCCTTCGTTAAAATTGAGGCTATTGTCGCTCACGAAGTCGATAACATCGTATTTTTGCGGGTAATGTAATGGAATCATAATTTCTTTTTTAAAAATTTCTAATAATTCATTGTACAAATAAGTTTCATCATATTTGCTTTTGCCGTACAATTTTTCATTTCTGTAATTCCTATTTCTGTACGGATAATTTCCGTTTAACCAATCTTCAAAACTCATATTACTTTTTGTTGTTATAAAAACCCAAAAATTTAGGGTTTATCTTGTTGTGAAAGGTTAATTAATATTTTGTGACTGGCGCAGCTTAATTTGTGATTTCCCTCATTTTGTCCGCAGTATTTACAAATACCATTATGCCAAAATAGATCGCAGTTGTAAGCATCCGCCTCTCTATTAGTATTTACCCAGCTTTGTCTAAACTTGTCTGCTGGCGCAGTAAATCGATAACAAATAGTTTTTGAGGGGCAAAGGTGGTCGGAGCATTTACTTATATCAGCCATTTTTAAATAATTTTAACGATTGCTCGTGGTTAAACTTCTGTACAAATTTATCGTAATAATCAAACTCAAATCCAAAAAAGCTATTGTCATCCGTATAAATAAAAAAATAGTACCAATGCCAATGCTCAACTTTATTAATCCATTTACTAGCAACTTGTAAATTCTTTACAATAGCCGATAACCTGTAAGGTCTGCCTAACTTTGAAAGTTTTGGCGTAATACTTAAATTGAGGCTTCTATAATCCATAAACGATCAATTTGCTTTTGACAATGCTCAATACTCGTTCCAGTTCCCATATAAGATTGCTCCCAAAAAAAATCAAATGTTAATTCACTTGAAGTATAATCCCTTTCGATGTTGTAACCTCTGTAAATCATAATGTGTAAACTTCTCTAATTTCGTAATTGTATAAACCTTTTAACTCTGCTCTTAATTTAGCTTGCTGCTCGGTTCGGTAATAATTTTCAGAGTGTTGGTTCTCTTGTGTCCAGATAAAAAATTGCTTTGTCATAATGTTTAAATTTAATGTTTGAGCAAATATTAAAAGAATTTTTTAATTGAACTAATTATTTAACATAAAATCGCATTCGTAGTCTGTCCAGACCTTGCACTCAAAACCGAGATCCGTTAATTGCTTAATTCTTAATTTTTGTAATTCAGATAAAACGCCATTTGGTTGCTTAACTTCTATAAAAATTACTTTGCCATCTTTAAGGCACATTAAGTCTGGGATTCCATTGCAGGAAGTTTTAATTAGCTTAACGACTAAAAACCCCTTTTCTTCCAACTTCTTTTTTATTTTGGTTTGTATTTTTGATTCCAGCATCGTGTTTAAATAGGTTAAGTGTATAATCTTTTTTTTGCAAAACGGTCTTATAAATTTTATATTCAATACCTCCTTTTGAAAATAACCAAAATATCTCGTTTTCTTTTCTCTGCATTGTAGTAAGTCGATCCCTACTTTGCCAATAACTGACACTAGAGAAGTCAATATTATAATAAACTAAATATTTTGCCTCTTTTAAACTGATTCCCTCTCTGCCACTTACAATCTGCAAAGCAATCCATTTGTCGCTTATATTAAACTCCTCCAAGTTATCGGTTAACTTATCGCCTAAAATCGATTTTAAGGCGTTATATTCCTCTTTAAATTTATAAAATATACCAATCTTTACTTCTTTAAAATTATCCCTTATAAACTCCGCTTTTGAGTAGTCAATAACTTTGCTCGATCCATCCTCAAACTTACAAGTGCCGCTTGATAATTGATGTATTTTCTGCATCAACTTAACCCCAGTATCGGCTAATATTATTTGTCCTTGCGGATTTTTTACAACCAAATCTTTTTTAAGCCTTTCAATTATTTGATAGGTAATTGGCTTCATCTCAACTTCCAAAACCATTTCATTAACTGTTGAAGTAAATCCCGCTTGTTCTTGAGTAAAAGTTAGGATAAAATATTTAATGCGCCTCTCAATATGTTTAATGTCTGCATCGCTATAATCATTCACTTTCGCATATCCAAGATGCTTAACTTTTACATTTACAAAATCGGCAGCCCATTTATAAAAGTTTGTATATTCCTTAAACGGACTGTAATCGCTAACCCAAAATTGATGAAACCATTGCGAGTGCGATTCAGCGGTTGGCGTTCCAGATAGGAATATCATCGGCAAATGTGAAAATTTTTGCTTAAATAATTTTGCTACTGCGTTTGGCTTAGGGTATGCACCAAATCGATGATGTTCATCGTGGATCACTAAATCAAAGTCTTTATTGACCAAATGTAAACTCTCATCGTTGGTAATTGTTAAATCAAAGTCAAATCCAAAGTTGTCGTAATCCCATTGAATGCTGGATATTGCTTTCTTTTTTGTTAAAAACAATACTCGCTTAGCTTGAAATAATTTAGCGGTCTGAAGTGCAGTTAATGTTTTACCAGTTCTTACCTCCATCGCCAGATAAACCAATCCTTTACGCCTTAAAATATCGGCTGCTTCATTTGATAGCTTTACTTGGTAATCTCTAAGTTTCATAATTAAATTTTAATTTACATTGATTACAAAGAGCACCGCTTTGATCGTTATGATATTGTTTACAAGAATTACAATTTTGCAAAACATTGTAATTGGCTTTTAAACCTTTAAAATAAACAACGCCATCAAAATGAATTTTATTATGACAATCGTTACATACTGAAATTAAATCATAGGAATGTTCAGAAAATACATTATTATAAGAAATATGATGAACCTGTGTAGCATCCTCTGTACAACAAACGCATCTATTGTTATCTCTTAATAAAATATGTTTTCTTTTACTTTTCCATTCATCTGATTTTAAATAAACATCATTATAGTATTTTTTTCTACCTAAATTATGTTTATCTGCTGATTTTAAAATCCTACTAATTTTGTAAGTTTCTCTTAATTCTTTTGAATAAATAGGCAATATATCAATATTATCAAATAAAGAAAATTTAAAGTTTTCATTATACAAAATTCCACATTCAAAACATTGTTGTCTTATTTGAACTCTACCATTTGAAATAATATACTTCACAAATTTTAAATCCTCGTTACCACAATTTCTACAATAATTTTCCATAATTAAAAAATAAAATCATCGTTATCTTCTTCCTCTTTAATTTCTCCGCTTTTAATTATAAACCATTGCATACCATTGGAAGTATCGCTTATGTATTCAAATCCATTAAAAGTGCAAAACTTCTGAACCCATAAATTAAATTTCTTACGAGTGAGCCATTTTTTAAAGTCTGGGTATTCTTCCGTAAACTTTTCAAATATTGCTTTTTTATCTAATCTTTCATTTCTCAATACCACTTCCTCATCCTTAACAAACTCAAAGAACTCCATAGCCGTTTCAGCAATAAACTTCCGCATTTTAATATTTTTAGCGTTTTGCTTAACCAATCCATTATTTAAAAACAACTGTAAACAATGAACCATATAATTATCAAACTTCTGAAAATCTATAAGTTCCCAATCGTCAAATAACTGACGTTTAAACTCATCCTCTGGCGTTAAATCCTTTCCGTAATATTGCGCTATTTCTAACTCATATCTTCTTCGATCGTGGCTATTTCCCTCCCCACGAATAGCGTAATTTGTCGATATAACTAATTTTGGACTTTCGTGTACATTTAACTTAATTGCATCCTTATTTTTACGCTCCAAAGTCAACCCTTCCGTTACCAAACTAAACTTTTCCTCAAAGTTGAAGTTCTTAATTACATCGTCAAATACTAATATCTTAGTGTCTAGCGAAACGGTCTGATAAGGGAAAGATTTTTTACCATCAAACAACTTACCATCGATAATACTTGTTTTTCTAATTTGGCTAATACCTTGCACAAAAACTCCTTTACCTGTTCCACCCTCTGGGTTCTCTGAAATAACCTCGTCATTTAAGATTATAGCCTTATTATTTGAACGGTTTTTATAGGTTGACATTAAGTAACCAATAACACACTCCGTTGGCAATTCTGTTTCGTTGGATATGTTCTTTATAAATCTTTGGTAATCATTTTCAAATTCATCCAGTTCAACAAAATCCCTATCTAAAATATGGTCTTGCCAAATGTAGAAGTCAATATCAATATAATCTATTAAGTTAATACTATTCTTTGTAACTTCTAATACTCCATTTTTAAAAGCAATGTAAGACTTGTGTCTGTCATCATTCAACATCTTTAAATCAATGCTCTCAAGCATTAATAAGAAGTTTTCAGCGAATAGGTTTTGATATTTGGCACAATGATTCCAGACTTCAAACTCTTTCTTTTCAAGTACGTAATTAAGTACAAAGTCTTTTATTATTTCAACACTTGTTATATTTACTTTGTTGGAGTTGATATAAACCCAAGTAGGCTTTTGGCTATCATTAGGGTAATGTTTTTTAAATCCGTTACGCTCGAGGAAGAACTTATATTTGAGCGGATCAACTGTTACCTTTTCCTTACCATTTTTGTCGTAGGTAATGAACCAAAATTCTTCGTGTTCTAATACTTCCTTTAGCTCATCAAAAGTATCCTCCGAAATACCGTGTTTCTTTATAACTGCTTCCTTACCTCTTTTTAAATCAACTCTAACCTTATCAATCTTTTGGTAATCCTCAAAAAACTTACTATCAAAGTTTCTTTTCTTGTATGCGCTTTTAATTGTGGTACGCATCTCTGTTTCGCTAAAATCTCCAATGACTACATTATTATAAATATAGTTTTCAGCACTAGACTGGCTTACTCCATATTCACAAAACATACCAGCTAAATCAAAAATAAAGGCGTTTCTCTCTCCCTCTACAAAATCCTTTTTCCAATCAAAAGCCATTATCTTTTCGATTATCTTATCTTCATCTGTAATTGGTATTAAAGGTGTCTTTTCTGATACGCTATAACCTACATCAATTAAGTTTGGTGCAAATTCAATAGCATCGTAATTAACAAATATATCTGGATCGTATGATTCATAACATACCCTATCAACATTTGAGCAGTTCTTATCCCAATAGTCAAACTCAAACTCCTTTTGAAATGCAGTAAAGTATTTAGGATGCGTTTCTTTTGTTGCTTTTGGTATTTTAACAACTCCTTTTATTCCATTACCACTAGGAGAAGTAAATAATAAAATAAAGTGAGGATTACGCTCCAGTATCGCCCGATGCTCGAGCATAACCTCATCATTTGGGTACTTATCAAAGTCAACACACATAAGTCCAGAGTGATTAATTAATCCGCTTCCAGTACGTTCTGCAAACTCTCCAGCAAATAATATACAAGGAAGTGTTGACTTTATCCTATCGGCTTCTTTTTTGTTTGGTGCTGCTCGTACCTTTTTAATAATCTCGATTGACTTACCAAGTTTTATACGTTGGATAATTTTTTCCAAATCTACAATGTATGGTACATCCTTAGATTCAAAAAGGTCTTTAAAAACTGAAATTTTATATTCCATAAGTACATAAAAGGTTAATGCCACTCAAACACGCTGGAAGTCGTGAAAGAGTGGCATTGATAATATTTTTCAATAGCTTCCAGACTACATTGGCAAATATAAAAATAAAAACCAATATAAATACAATAGTAAACATTTTTTTTAATAGTAAAGATTAAAACACATTAAAAGTGTTAATATTATGTTAATGTTTTTAAACCTACATTTTTAAATATAACAATATCAAGTACTTACAAATTTAAAGTAAACATAGTAAACATTGGTTTACTTTTTTGATACCCCCCTATAACTTTTTACAAGTCTGTTTTCTAGGGGGGTATAGAAAACGCAAAATGTTTACTTTGCATCAATAAAAAAAGCCACTCAAATAAGTGGCTTTAGTTAGTTGTGTTGTTTGGCGTTTAGAAGTCTAATCCATCATCATCTGCATCTTGCATATCATTAAAGTCTTGTGCTATATCTCCGTTCAATACAACCTCGATGTCGGCTTTTGCTAAGTATGTTTTAAGGTATGATTCTAATATGTTAAACGCTTCGTCTGCCATATTAGCTTCTTCATCTGAAATAGAGTTTGCAAAAGAGAAACTTGGAGTTGAGAACTTAACTGCTCCTTTCTTACCATCTTCTGCTTTGGCTACTATTACCCACTCATCAGCTAGTCTATTCTTTGTTTTCTGTGTGAAGTCGCCCCACTTTTGAACGCCAGATCCTTTTAGTGATATGTTTGCTAGTGAACCATCTTCGAGCATTACATAAATAGATTTTGCATAATGAGCATTTGATGATTTTACTTTTTCTTTAATTTCTGCATATAATCCATCAACTAAGTGTGTTGTGGTATTTTTACCTCCAAAGTCTTTATGATAAGTTTTAACTTTCATAATTTCCTTAGATATGAATTTTACCTCATTACTAACTATTTTTCCTTTTAAAGAATCATTCCATCCTTCAACTTTATGTAGCTCATCTAAGACTAAGAACTTAAAAGGCAAAGGGATTTCTACATTTTTCTGTGCTTCTTTGTCATAATAATTGAAACACTTGTCATTGGATTTCCACTCGATAAATTTAGTGGCTGGATTTGTTTGTGGTTGTGCAAAGGCTGCACGTCTGTTTGAAGTACTCATAATATTATATTTATTTATGGATCGGAGTTAAGATGCCCGAACCTTGCATCGTTAATTATGATATGTAAATATAGTAAATTAAAATGATATAGCCAAACTGCTTTTGCGAGGCGTTGTTGATACTTTTGGCACTTGAACTCCAGCCGCATCGTATATTTCGTTTTGCGATTTTAAAGCTAGTTTAAGAAGTTCCTCACGTTCTTTTAGTTCTCGGTTAATATCGTTCCACACTTCGCAATCTTTGAAGTTGATCGTTTCTCCACCGCTTCGGTAGGTTCCTTTAAGTCCAAACGCTTCAAAGTTCTCTTGCGGGAGTACTTTTAAAAGTTCAGCGTTAATCACTTCTAACGCTTCGCCCATTCTTTTTGCTTGCGCTAGTAGTTCAAATTTGTCTGTTTCTCCAGCATCTAACAAATCTTTGATGAATGTTTGTGCGGAGAACTGGATCTCTTTTTTGTTTGGCAGGAAATTACTTGTTTGAATTTCTTGCTCCCTCATTAATTGGAATAAATCTTTGCTCATAATGTTTAAATTAAAAAATCCTAACTTAAATCCTACTGGTCAGAGTAGGCAAAATTAGGATCGATTATAGTTTTGTTTCAATCTCTGACCAGATTGTTTTGCAAATATAAAAACTTTTTTTTTATAAATAACTTTTTGGCGTATAATTTAATTTACTTTCTACTAAAATGCACTCATCATTTTCCTCCCACTCGTCTAAAATTCTGTTAATCTTTTTAGATGATATTGCCATTCGATTGATAAATGTTTGTCGCCCGAAGTACTCGAACCTAAACCATAATTCGATGATAGTTATTTTGAATCTGCTGTAATCTTTTCTCCTGTCCATTATTTATAAAATAGATTTTAAAATTTCTTCACATAACTGATCTGGAATTTTACTTCGATTGTAACTTCCCTTTTTTGCTTGAGTTCCACTTATAGATCCTCTAGGTGCGCTTTCGTGATGGCATTTTTTATTACCATTAAAACATTCCGCTCTAGGATTCCATCCGTTTGGGTTAAAAATAGATTTTATATTGTTACTCCAAATATCTGTTGGCTTTGCTCTAGTATCTCCATAAGTACAATACCAAATCGTTACTCTTTGCAATCCTTTCATAAAAGGCATTTTTCGCATCATACCTCTAGGGTTTTCAATAAAAAATACCATTTTAGGATTGATTTCTAACCATTTTTTAATTAGCTTTAAATAATGCTCGTTTACTCTATCGCATTTTTTAGCGTATTGACTTTTTGGCTCTGTTCCGTTTCTATGAGTGCTTATTGCTGCAATACTATAAGTTGTGCAATCTGGACTAAACCACGCTAGGTCTGGAACAAAAGGAATATCATTTATTTGTAAATTTTCCACATCAATAACAAGGTTAATTTTATCATAAGGTGTCCAATCAACTGAAAATACATTCATATTTAATTCCTCTGCTTTATTTCCTATTGAACGTGATCCCGCAAATACTTCTAATATATTTTTACTCACTATTCCCATTTGTTAAATTTATCGTTCCAATCTTCGTTAAAATCTTGTACTATTTCTTTTGGAAAAAACAAGATGCAAGTTAAAAATATAACCATCATTAAAATATATCCAGCTAGTAAGCTACAAAGTATAATATTATCTTCTATAAAATCCATCTGTCAAGTTGTTTAGTTGTTCAATCGGGTTCTGAAATGCCTCGTCAAATACTTTTGTAGCCTCATCAAGTTGAGGAAAGTTTAATACCTCCGCATCTTGAACCTCCCACTCGTTAATAAGTGCTTGCATTAACTCTTTAATTTGTCTAAGTTCGTTGTTTAAACGCTCGTTTTCTTTTCGTACTGCGCTTAATTGTTGCGCTTGAAATCTGATTAAATCTTCCATTATTCTATGTCTTTTAAAAGGTTTGATATTATCGTCGCTAATCCGTTATTGTCGTACATTCCATCTGCTAGAAATTTAATCTCTTTAATGTAAATTTCTAGGGTAATTGCTTTTTTCATCCACTCCATTTTTTCATTAAATAAAGTGTTTGCTAGTTGCTCGTATCCGTTTGGATCGTTATTCTCAACTTGGTTCGCTGGGTGTAGTGAGTTTCCAACTCCTAACACATCGTTGTCGTAGTTAATCATTAGTATCTAAATATTATTTGAGTTAGAAACCATACTGCTGCGCCAAACGCAATTAAATACTGCCAATCGTTTTTTTGAAATCTGTTCATAATGTTATTTTTTAAAGTTTGATAGGGCAAATATAGAATCTAATTTGGAATAAAAAAATTTTTTTATATAAAAGTTTATTTGTAGGTTTGCAAAATGAAAATAACACATATTAAAACAATCCAAAATCCGAAGTTTATAATAGTGCGACAATATGATAATTCTATTGTAACTTTGCCGAGTAATTTTAGAGTGATGGAGGAGAATGCGATAGGTTGTTGGCGTGTGCGGATCATCGAAAAAATACCAAAGGAATATAAACAAACAAATAATATATTATGGCTGGACGTCCAAAAAAAGGAATAGAGAAAAGAGAACCGTATAACGGCAAACTCGAAAAGTATAAGATTGAAGTTATCGGAGGCACAAAGGAATGTAATCGATTGGCTTATGAATATTTAACCAAAAGATACAATGAAAGAAAATAACGAGGATATAGTCATTTTAATAGCGATGATTTTACTAGCGATAACTTATGGCT